CAGTAGCATCAAAACTATATCTTTCAAAAGCTGAAAACCAGTTTGTATGAGAATGCTGATCAACCCATTCCATGTTTTGAATTTTTTCACGTTCATAATGAATCAATCCTTTAACATCGGTAATAATAGCCGCAAAGTTCTCATTAGTTAAATAACTATCAACAACATATCCTTTAGGGAAAATACTATTATGATAAATAGCGTTAATATCATTAACCCCAGCTAAAGCATTATTATTAGCTGTACCGACAGATGCTCTATACTGGCTATTTGTTAAAATAGTAGCAGCAGTTTCATTAGCAGTACCAACAACTAATAATTGCGGTTTAACAGAAGCAGGAATACCGGATAACTGTTTAAATCCTCTGATATCCTTGACACCTTGTTGTATGCCGACTTCACTTAAAGCAACACCAGCATAGTTGGAATTGGTAACACCATTATCAAGAGGATGAGCAGTATTAAATAAAGTAACACCATCAGTAGTTATAGTAATAGTATTACCAAGATTTAAAACGTTCATGGCTTCTTGAGTTCTAGTAGCACGTAAGGACGCACCAAGAGCTGCAAGTCTATCAGGAAACTGTGTTTTATACAGATTATCCTTAATAGCCTCACGAGAAATAGGGAAGCTTAACCCATAAGTATTATGTCTAACAGTTTTCTGATTACGGGTAGACATAGTATCTTGAGCCATAGGTACACCTTCTTCTTTTCTTCTGGCGAATCCAAGATATCTAATCTCCTGAACAATTTCATAAGCATGTTCAGAAGGTTTAGTTTGGAATATTTGTTTCCAATTTTCAGGTAATTGATCGTATTTGCCGATAAATCCATCGATCAGCGGCCGCATTAACTGAAATATAGAAGCGGAATTAATCATATATTTTTACCTCTTTATTTAATTATTAAGCCGCAGGTGTAACACTTACAGAACCAGCTTTAAATACATGATTATTAATAACCCCGGTAACACGAAGGAAAGGAGTATTAAAATATGTACCGACAGTACCATCAGCAGGTTGACCGAAAGAATCAGGAATATTTTTAGGATCATCACTAAAACCGAGAACTTTAAACGGCATAGTAGCTACTCTATCATATTCATTTCTACCATCAGCAACAGACGGGTTAGCCACAGTTCCTGCTATAGAAGGACAACCATAAAATGTTGATATTCCCCAAGGGTTTCTGGCAACATTATTAGTACCATAATTAGCTACAAGAGGATTATCTGCATAACCAGCTGCAACAGCAGCTAAGCCATTCCATTTAGTAACGGTAGTTAATGAACCTGATCCACCGTTATTACCGGCAGCAGGACCTCTACCTGTAAGAAGCATGATATTAGCGCCGATTATTGCACTATTAGCTACTGTTGGATTAGCCGCAGCATTTCCTGTATTAGGCCATGCAGCATCTTGAAGCTGCATAGAAGGTAGAACAAGAAATCTTCCGGCGTTTGCCGCATCAGAACCTAAATATGTACTTAATTGAAGTTCCCAGATAATATCCGGATCATCATAAATAACAGCTTCTACTTTTGATGTAGCAGCAGTACCTGTTGCCCAGTATTCCTGTTCAACAAAAGTTCCGCTCGCATCCTTGAATTTACAACCCATAAATACACCAACAATAGGTGAATTAGTTGTAATAGTTGTTCTATTATTTGCTGCTCCGAGTGTAACAGTCGGATTATAACGAGTAATAACAGTTTCTCTACCTTTGAAATATTGACCTACAGCACTTGAGGCTATACTTCCTTGAATGACTACAGGATCTCCTTTATTTAAAGTAGTACCTGCAATAGTATCAATAACATATTTACCTCTGGCTAGAGAAATATTACTTGCTCCACCCATTAAATGTCCTATAGGTTTTAATCCAAAAGGAGAATTTTGTCCGTATGACATATATCTTAACCTTTATTAATTAATATTAAATTTATAATTTATAGAAAACTTAAACGTATATTGAACGTTTTATTTAAAGACTTTTTATAGAGACTAAAGCGTAACTCAAAACTTTTTTATAGAGATTAAAGATAACTCAAAACCGCTAAGGGTAAATCAATAGTTAGTATATTAATTAATTTTGATTTAGTCAATTATTAACTTTATGTTAAAGAGTATACTGTTACCGTAACACCTTCAGGGAAATCCTGTATCATCTCTCCAGATGAATTGATTACAACAATAGTTACAGAATTAGGTGTTCTGATTATATCCTGACCGATTCTAGGAACTAGCGGGGTTTGTGAATTATTATTAGAACATGTAATTTCTACTCCATATTCTGTTGATCCCATAGGAGTTGTAAAATTTATAGTATATTGACCGTTAGAACTATTATAGGTAACAGAAGAAACATTAACGGCAGAAGTAAGAGATATAGTACCTGAAGTATTAGTAAATCTACACCAACTCTTAGCTACGTTAGGAGCAATATACGCTCCAAGTATGGTAATATTGTTTATATTACTTAAATTCCTGTTCTTATCAACTAGTATACCGTTAATATTTGCTCTTGAAGTAGCCCCATTGGAAGTAAGCAATAAATCATTATTTATGTTTGTATTGGTAATTGTATTACCGTTTATTTTAACATTACCGGATGTTATCTCTGTTAATGTTATACTTGAATCCAGTTTTACAATAATAACAGATCCGGCAGAACCGTCATAATTTTCAACAGTAATATTATTATCGCCTACTATAGAACCGGTAGACCAGATATCCGGCTTATTCCTATCCAGTAATAATACTCCCGGTTCTATATTATTAAGAGTTTTCAATTTGGCTATCAGATTATCGAGAGATAGATCAACTTCCCCTCCGGGATTGGATACAGGACTGCCGGTAATATTAACGGAATTATCTAAACTCTTTATTTCCAGATTACTTATTCCGCTTTGACCGTCTCCGGTTTTTATTACTCTCCAACTACCGTTACTTGTTGTAACATCATAAACATAGAATGTTTTAAATTCACCTACTGCAACAGTATCAAGAAGTGTTGTTTTATCATGTAAAACAATTTTAAAAGAATTAGTTCCGACATTATTGAATGAAACAGAGAATCCCGGAGTTGTTTCAGAAGCATCAGGAAGAATAATATCTAAATCAGGAATTGTTGCAGTAGTATCAAATACGTCAGTAATAGCTATATTCCCTTGAGTTACAGAATACGGATAATCAAGCTGGATATCCGTATTTATAGTTAATTGCTTACAATTTGAAACCGAAGGGAAATACGCCATATTAATTATTTTTTAATACATTAAGAGTAGGATTACCGCTATCATAATTAAAACTATCTGCCATCTCAACACTTTTCCTTGCAATATCAGCTCTTGCATATTTTTCCTGTTCGTGTTTTTCAACCTCTCTTTTCATAAGAATAAGATCACCATGACAGATATACTTCTGTGCTATTGGATCAGGATTATAAACTTCATATATTTCAAGATTATATTTATCCGTTATTCTTGATTTATCTATCGGTTTCCAACCTCTTGATATAGCAAAAGAATATGCAGAATCTTGTTTATCTCTTAATTTATATCTCTGCCATTCATAAACAAATCCAGGTTCTGCTACAATAGCTTTAATAGCTTCAAGAGGATTTGACATATCAATACCGACTAAACGATTACTTTCAAATTCATGTTCCATATTTTCACTTTCCATAGTCTGCATATGTTTAGCTTTATTTATCTTCATAATATACCTATTTTATTTTGAATTTTTTAATTTACTTTTCAAATATTCGGCTTCAGTTAAACCAAGTTGCTGATACGCAGCTCTCTCCCATGGTTCAATAGTGACAGAATCGCCGCTTTTAGTCGCCATATTACTTCTTACTCCGCTAGCTCCGGATTTCTTATATGAAGTTTTAGGTTTACGTAATTCATCCTTATACGCAGATAAAGCTTCATTAAGAACTTCTATATATCTATCGGAAAGTATTTCTTCTCCTCTATTTGCTTCATATAGTTTATCATTAAACTCCTCCATGAAATCCAGCATTTTTTTCTCTAGATGAGGATTATATGATCTTGATTTAACATTAAGTTCAGGATTATCCTCAAGCCATAAATTAGCAGCAAGTAGTTGGTCATCACTATATATAGGTTCATTTTCCTCCGGCTCTAAGTTTTCAGGTTTTTTATCCTCCTTATTATCATCAAAAATATGGCCGTTATCCTTTTCAAAAGCAACCATCTTATGTAGCACTCTATTATACGCATCCTCTGCTTTATCCAAATACGTATTATCGTTTAATTTCCTTGCTTCTTCCTTATGCTTTTTAAGTTCATTTAGATCACTCTGCATAAGAGCATAGGACATACGAAGATTTTCAGTATCAACATAATTAAGAAGATTTTTTATCTGTTGATTCTCTGTATACAGTTTCTGACGCTCGGCATATATTTTTCTTACCTTACTTTTTGTATCAAAATATTTATCCTTATAAAAATCGGCAGTATCAAGCTCTTCCTCTTCCTGTTCTTCCGGTTTTTCGTTATTATCCTTCTCTGAAATACCTTCTTTTATGTCCTCAACATCTATTTCAGGCTCTACAACGTTCTGTATATCTTCCGTTTGTACTTGTTCTTTCATTATAAACCTCTTTAACTTATGAATCTTGGATCTTTTATTTTAAGCATCGGACTATCTGCAAACATCTCAAAAACAGGTAGTTTCTTATAATTAAAACGAACTCCACTATGTCTTGGAAATACAAACCAATCACCTACTTTGTACCATTCTCCCCATTCTTTTCTATTTTCTCCTTTAAATGCACAACTACCTATTGCAGCTATATATCCGCATGTTTCCTCATAAACATCCAGAGCATTGTTTAAAATAAGACCGGAAGCAGTTTTATTTGATTTTATATATAATCTGATTAATACATGAACAGGATGAATTTCAACATCTTCAAATAGTTTAAGTTCCTCCTCCATTTTCCAGGTATTTAAATCAATACCCGCTTCATTATCAAAATCACGAATTAAACTTGTATTCATATTATTACCCATTATTTACTTTAAATATATTTACTATCTCATCACGTATTTCAGTAAGTACATTCAATCTGCCGTATTCATAACGATAAGCATCCATGGAAGCAATACAACCGGATATAAGTTTTTCTCTCTGCTCTAATATCTTATCGTCAATTATATTAAATATCCTATCTATATAATATTTATCCATAATCAATACCTACTCGTAATTTTCTGTAATTCGGCTTCATATCTAAGTCTTGCTTCTTCCTGTGCCTGTTTTACCTTCATTTTTTCTTTTTCAAAATCCATTTGAGTTTTAAATGTTTCGGCTTCTATTTTATCGTCCGCTATCTGCTTCTTGATTATATTAGCCTCTCTCTTCTGCTCAATATCGGCAGCAATAAGTTCATTAGGATCAAGAGGTTTATCTTCATCCATTGCTTCGGGTTTATTAAGCCCGAGTGATTCTATTGCAGCAGCAGCTCTTGATGCTAATTCATACTGCATCTCCGGATCATCTGGAGATACTTGAGATAGATCAACTCCCATTTCATTTTGCATCTGCAACATGAATTTAAGTGCCATGTGTTCCTGGATATGAGCTGCTGATTGTTCGTTCTGTACTGCTGAATGGACAACAATATGTGCATCATGATTCTGCTCAATTCCTGCTCTTACCGGTTTACCTTGCATTATATTCATATTCTCTGTTACCGGATCTAAAGGTTCTACCTCCTGATCCTTATTTACAAGACGCTCGATTTCTTCCGAGCTTAATCCTTGAGCTGAAAATACAATTTTAAGAGCTTCAAAAGCATTTACTTTCTCAGGCATCTGAAGAGCAGTCTGGAACACCGTTATTATTCTTTTCTCTCCTTTAATAAAAAATTCCTCTTTTACCAAAACCTCTGCAAACATGTCATCAAGTAATTTAAGCTCTTCCGATAATGAATTATGGAGTGATTTTAAAATAGCTGCCTGTATGCGATTCTTTTCCTCCAGAAATGCAACGGCAGTGCCTGTCGGTATATCCTCTCTTGAATCCATCATACCAAGTTCTGATGCAGATAATCTATCCTGCATCTGTGAGATCATATCTCCTCTTAAATCAAGTAAAGCTTGAGAAGGTCCGCCGAATGGTAGAACGGCAAAATCTGATCTTATGTCTCCTCCTGCGGATGAACTACTAAGATTTTTAAAAGTACCTGGAGATAATCTAATATCCGTAGTCTCCATTTTAGGGCCTCTATAAAAGCCGGCAGGTAAATTCTGGTATGTAGCTGAGTCGATGGTCAATCTTAGCATTTTAGTAGCAGCTACGGCGTTATTAGCCGACATTCTTGCTATACCCTGACCCCATATATCAAATCCGGTATAATACTGATATGAAATAAAGAATTTTCTTCTTTTACGTTTCTCATCCCGTTTATGCCAGTTACGCTCTATTCGAAGTACTTTACGACTTTCCTTATCAATAAATATGATATATGGAAGTATATTACGATTCTTTTTATCTTTTGATCTTGACTGTTTTTTATCCATATAGAAATCAAGATCAAGATCAAAATGAGACTCATAAACATCATGCAAGGTTTTTTCCTTATAAGCATTAATATCAACAAGTCCGCTAATATTATCGTTGGAAGCCGAAGATGAATCGGAAGTCCAGTCTATCTTAGTGTAAGGTAATTCAACATCCCTGAATATTCCTGATTTCTGCCTTGCTAATATGTCTCTGGTAGATAGCTTGAGTATATGAGTCAATCTATTTGAATCCATGATTGTACTACAATCAATATTAATCAGGAAATTATCAGGTAGAATGAATCTGCTTATCGGCATACCAAGCATCTCATCGTAACATACTTTACGTATTACAGTGCCGTAAAACCCTAGGTAATATAGGAATTTCTCATAATCCTTGTAATATTCCGCATCTCTGACAGTTAAATAGTAATTAAGCCAGCTGCTTCTATTAGAGGCAATATCCTCTAAAGATCTTGCATCCTGTCCAAATACCTTGAATCCTGCCGGACCGCTTTCAGGTAGCAGTTCACTTCTACTTATTGCCGTAAAACGTACAAGAGCAGTACCTAGAGTTCCGTCAACAACCAAAGAATTCTCATTTTCCTTGTTTATGTCATCACATTTATCACCGGTAAACGTCATCAACTCCTTATGCAGTTTAAGCCAAGGTTCTCTTGCTTTTATATCATCATCAAGAGCAGAAAGAACATAGGAAGACAGTTTATTTAACGAATCTTCCGACATTTTACGAGATAAATCAGAATGGAAATCATCTTTTTCCTTATCGGCAAAGTCATAAACCGTAGATCCGTCAGGAAGTTCATCAGATCTCTCAAGAGTACCGAATCCGTCTATATCAATAATGTCATTGTTCTTCATATTCCTAATATTTAATGTTTATTTGCAATTAATTCCGATTTTAACATAAATTACCTGCTTAATATATAACATTACGACCTATAGATGCGTCATCAGGTTCTATATAATCCCCCGGATTCATCAATTTACCTAGATTTCTAAGTACAATTAACGCTTGCGTCATTGTATCTACATAATCAAGTGATCTTGGATTAGGGAAATATGCAACCTCATTAACAAAATCCTTGGCAAAGCTAGCTGGTTCATAAATATCAATAGAATTTTCAACATCAATAGGTAACCACACCATACCTCCTTCTATTAAAGGGGTAATTAATCTTACTCTTTGCAGTTTATCTCCGTGTTGATTAGGTACAAAAGGCTCTGCGTATACTCCGGCTCTATTTAAATCAGCTATTAAAGGATCTCCGGAAGCTTTAGCTTCTATTACAATCATATCAGGATTATAGAACGGATTATACTTAATCGGAACATTACTCGTATCCATATAATTAACAGATAATCTTTTAACTCTTTCTCTAAGCTCCGGATATTCCAGTCTATCACGCCAGCAAGATAGCAACATAACGTTGGTATTGTCTTTTGCGTCTCTAAATATTCCCCATGTAGTACAAGCCGAATAAGCTGAATTCTGTTTAGCTGTTAATGCCGTATCCCATGATTGAACAATATATTCGAATCTAGGTAATTGCCTGCTTTTATAGACTCTAAACCAGTGTTTCTTTATTATACCTCCCTCAAGAGGTGCAGGTCTTTGTTGATATATTGCCGCATAATCATAAGATCCAAGCTCTTTTTTAAGCTGTTCTACTTCCATTAAATTCATTCTCTCGGTAAGTAGCTCTCCCTCTTCCGTTCTTATATCCTGCCATATACTTTTATAGTCAGGTAATAACGTATCATCAACAAAGTCGGGAAGATAGGAAGTAGGAATTACATAATCCTTCTCAAATTCAAGCGGTAGTATAAGTTTTACCCATTCATTGTTTATGTCATTAGCAATTATGTTACCGGATACATCAAGCTCATCACCTCTTTGTTGTACAAGGACTCTACAAGTCGGTGATATATCACTTAGTATTATCCTGTTAAACCATTTTAGAGACCACCATCTATTGGTAGCATCTCTTATAACTTCCGATTCTCCTCCGACAGCATTAGGGTCATCACATATAAGTATATTTCCCCCTCTTCCGATAACCGCAGATGTTACGGATGTTGAATATCTATAACCGTTTTTATCATTAACAAAATATCCTTTAGCATTCTGATCCGCTCTTAGTTTAAATCTGTCTCCCCATCTGGATTTAAACCAGTCAGACATTAATAACATCCTGCTTTTGTCTGCGATATCCAGCGATAGATCACTAGTTATTGAAGAACAAAGGAATTTCTCATTAGGGTTATGTATCCAAACCCATACAGGAAATGCAATAGATATCAAACTGGTTTTTCCGAGGCGAGGAGGAACGTTTATGAGTAGTTTTGTTATCTTTCTATAGTAAACATTTTCAAGATGTTCTGCTATAACTCGCATAAACCATTCATCAGAGAAATATCCAGACCCGTCTATAACAGGTAAAGCCTGTTTATAGAACTCATACAAAGAGCTTTCAGCAAGTAACTTAAGCTTCTCTTCTTCGTCATTAGGTAATAGATATTCTATTTTAGACATTATTTAAAAGTAATATTAAAATCTTTATTATCATATATATCTGTCAATCTCTCATCTATTACATTCAATTTATAAGTTAATTTCTTTATTTTTTCTTTGATACACTCTTTTCTTCTAAATAACATAAAATATTTTTTTGCTTGTATATTTTTATTGTTTATCTCACTTGCCCAACAACGAAGAAAAAAACCACGTAAAATACTTACAACTACTTCAATTGTTATTAAATAGTCTATACGAGGTGTATTATCTTCATATGGCACAGAACCATTAAGAATTATATAATCTTCATTTTCAATACACCTTTTAATCTTCCACATAAATATAGTATCAAAAGATTCTCTTGTATTTAAAAATTGGTATAACTCTCTAGCAGATACAACATATTTTAATTTTTTATGCCTTCTTATTGTAATATTCATGATTAATTATTAATAGTTTTTAATTTATTCTCAATATCATTTAACTTCTCATATATTTCACTTATTACACATGCAGGTAATAGATCAGTAGAATTATAAGTGCGATTATCTTTAGTTAGCCTAGTAAAGTTATACTTGAATACTCCTAATTCCTGTAAAATAGCATGGATATCAGGCTTTATTTTGCGTAATATCTCTCTGTATCTATCTTTTAAATTGTTTTATCTTTTCTTTAAGTTTTTCTATTGCAACATCTTTTGAATATAGAAATATATTATCAAACAATATGTTTTTATTAACGTATCTCTTGTGTTCTCTTATAGTTTCCTTGTATTCCTGTAAATTCATAACTACTTTTTATAATCTATTATTATCGTAAGCCCATTTAATACGCTCCATTTCCTCGTCGTATCCATTCTTTTCCTTGATGAATGCAAGAACTTCATCACTTATATTCGAGAAATAGTGCATAAGTTTTATAGCTCTCATCCTTATATACTTCTGCTCCCTTGTTTCAACAAATTTAGTAGAAAGTCCTAAAGACTTATTCTGCTCCTGTATTAAATCATTATATATTTCTACAGCTTTTGTTTTACCTTGTAATGATTGCTCTCTTATAGATTGCTTGAATTCAATATTGGCAGCTACCTTACCTTTCTCGTAAGCATGTTTTATCTTATCATTACTGTTAATTAGCTCCTTAAACTCATATACGTCAAAATCAAGAGCAATGGCAATCTCTTCAACGGATAAATTGTTTGATGCCATTTGTGTTATGCACTTTATAAACTCTTTTAACTCCGACTTATCCATTGATTTCTTATCTAACAAGTTCTTAACAATCCTTAAACCATCCAAATCCATTAATTCTTGCTTAGCATGTTTTTAATGATATCCAGTTTACCTTTGAACTTATCACCTTTATAATCCTGTTCTTTATCGCTTACATTCTTTAACTCAATATCTACTTCAAAAGTAGGAACTTTAAAAGTCTCTATAATCAGTTTAGCTATTTTCATATCGTTGTAATCAAGGATATGTTTAGACTGATTGGCAATATTACGTTCAATATTCTTTTTAGTGGATGCAATAAGCAATGTTACTACTTCAAGCCAGTTTTGAGCGGCAACACTCTTCTTATCCCTGTAATCAAGTTGCCTAAAGTTGCTAATCAATTCCCTTGCTTCCTTACGAGTAAGAAACTCATCTGGGTCATGATCGCCGACTATTACAGCAATATCATCATTAGCTATACATTCTTTTCTATGCTTTGTTACATTATAAAAAGAAAGGTTTGCAATATCCTCAACAAGTATACTAAATTCAAACTTAAGTATTTCTCTCTGATAATCTGTAAAATCTCGCTTATATTCATTCGTAATAAACTTATTAAACTTTTCTATCTTTTCATCATTCCATTTATAAGACAGAAAGATATTACATACAGGACAACTTTTATTTCTCATCGACACTCAACAATTTAGTATTATGTTTATTGTCAACACCTAATAAGGTATTTCTATCTGTGCTATCATTATCAATCAAACTATATTTATTACATTCGTTAATAACACAATTCCTTACTACATCACTAATCTTCAAGCTTCTGCATCCATAATTGTTTCTCATTATTTCAAGTAGCTTGTATATAGCTCTAGTCTCGCTATCGGTGAATCTAGCAGAGTGTATAGTAGTTGATGGCTTATAACTATTTATTATCATCCTTTATTCTTGGTCCTAAACCAATAGCGTTTATCACTTCTATAATAACATTTTCTAGGCTTTTTATATCGACAGTTAAATTGCTTGTTCTTATCTCCAACGTTTGCAATCTAGTTAATATATTATCTTGTTGAGGTTCTTGTACTGTATTGATTTCATTCATTCGATGAAGTGTTTGCATTATATAAACCTATTATTGTATACACAAAATTATTAAATGTTTATATAATAGTTAACAAAATTAGTCAACAGATTATACATAACTTTTATTATGGAAAGTGTAGAGAATGTTAAAAAGGGTTCGTATATGAACACAAACCCTTTTAGAATATTAAATAAACTTTAATCAACTTGAAGCCGATATATAGATAATAATTCAATCGTTACTATTGTCAATATCCAGTAAAGTTATTTTGAAACTAACATCGTCCAGCTTTTCAACGTAAACCAATGCTCCATTCTTTGCATGCTTTTCCCATCCTTTAAGTCTGACTGTTGAGTTGCCGTGAAGTTTATAAATATTTTTTATGTTCTTATAATTATTTTCAATTTTCATAAATCCCATAAATTCTATTAAGTTTAATATTACGACGAACCATTTCCCATTTTGTTACTTCTTTTGTATTAGCTATTTTTCTAGCGAAACCAGAAGTATTATATAAATCAATATAATTTTTTAAATCCTCTTCATTTTTATATTCTATATAACCTATAGAAGTATTATTTTTATCTAATAATTGTTTAACTAATTTCATAGATTTTTTACC